TTCATATCCGCTAATACCTTTGTCTTTTCGCTTTTAATTTTTTGTAATGTCGTTTGTCCCATGCCTGCCACTCCTAACGTGTGTTTGAAAAACTCTATATACAGACTTAGTTTATACATTGCAACTATGAGACATTATTGTTTTGGTATGAATCATCGTTAAATCATCAGTTATGGCTAATTCTAATGATTACCATTGCGTCATGGGTAAATCATCTAAAGAGCTAACCGCTAAGCAGCGGCACTTCTGCCGCTTGGTAGCAGCTGGGAACCTCAGTCAGGCTGAGGCATATCGAAAGGCCTATAACTGTACAGGCAATAAAAAGACTCACGTTGAGTCAGCAAGCAGGTTGGCGAGAGACCCTGACATTTCCGCAATGATTAGGCGCTTAATCGACTCTAGGGATAGGGCGCAGCAAGATAGAGCACTCTCGCACAGAGAGATTGTGCTAGACCGCCTATTAAAAGCAGTGGATGACGACTTGTTCGGAGTCAATAGACTTCGCGCGCTCGACTTGCTGGCAACTGTCAGCGGAATGAAGAAACAAGGGTTAACCATAGAACAGGAAGACAGATCAGCTGATGCCATCACCTCAGCATTAGAAGAAAAGCTCGCCGCCCTCGGATTAGGTGAAGTCGTGAATCATGGTGTAATCATCGATCATGATGAAGTCATGGATGCTGACAATGTCATCGACTCTGAACACATCGAAAACCTACCCGAAACCACCACGCATTGATCTAGTTTTTTGCTCGGAATTGCTCCGATAGTAGTACCCCGCCTTGCTCACCGTTAACGAAATGTTAATGCTCGCCCAGCAGACACCCGCACACCCCCTATTTCAGTGGCGTAGGGCTAGAGAGTTGTACGTATGGATACGCTCAAATAATTAGCATTTTTTAGCAGAAATCTAATATTTCATGACCTGGTCATAGTGTTGCATAGTGCATCAGCCCTTTTTTTTCAGAAAAAGGGGGTAGGAATCCTAGCCATTAAATTTTTTTTGCAAAAAATAGCCACTTACTATAATCTGGTTACAGTTTATAATCCCAGCTGGAAGCGATCTGAAATCAGCTAAAGCTGAAATCAGTTTTCTTTTTTTAGTTAATACAGTTAAGTGATTAGTTTTAACAGCAGCTGATATCAATAGTAGCTGATATCAGCGCCCAGAAGTTGTTTTGGCGTTTTTATCTCACTTCGTCAGAGCCTGGTGGGGTGGTGGTTCGATAGTTTCTAGTTCCCCGCTGATTGATGTTTCGTTTCCTGTGATGGGTGAAACGAAAGACATCAGGAAAACGAACTGCTGCCTCACTATTTTTTTGAGGGTGGAACGGGTATTCTTACTTAGTGGTAAGTAATCAAAAGCAATCAGTGGTGGATAAAAAAGCGATGGACATTGCCTTAGAATCCCTGAAACGTATAGAAGCGCATGAAAAAGAATGCGGTGAGCGTTGGTCTGAGGCAATTACAGAGATAAAACACTTAAAGGAACTTACCTCCAGTCATTCAGCACGGTGGGAGAAGCTCGCGTGGTTGGTAGTGGCGGCGGTTACAGTGCATATCATCAGTGGAATGTTTTAGATGGCTTACAAAAAACCTGTCGAGATCGTATGTCTGTCGGTAAAAGAGTTTCTGGCGATGGATTTAAGCGACAGGCCCGATCCTGCTCCCGATCATCCGGGATACGATACATGGAAGTCTGATAAAGAATTCAGGGAACAGAAGAAGCGGTTCGGGGAATCTGACTGATGTATCAGTACAAGGCTAAGATCACGCGAATCATTGATGGTGATACGGTAGATTGTGATATAGACCTTGGCTTTAAGGTGATACTTGCTAAACAACGTATTCGACTTTATGGCATAGACACTCCTGAATCCCGTACCAGAGACAAAGTTGAGAAGAAATACGGCCTTCTAGCCAAGAAATACCTGGTGGACTTCATTGAAGCAGAGGATTACCAGATCACTCTTGAGACTGCCAAGGGCAGTGGCAGGGGTAAATTCGGGCGTATTTTAGGCAAAATCATCAATAAAGACGGGATTTGTGCCAATGACCTCATGTGTCAGGAAGGTCATGCAGTGCCGTATCTTGGGCAATCCAAGGAAGATATTGCCGCAGAACACATCAAGAATCGTCAAATAGTCAATAAGCTATCGACTGGTTAAAGGGTAGCTTATGGCTAATGAGGAAGGAATACTCGGCCTAGATAAAACACCAAAGGTTATTTATGATCAGTTTGGGTTGCCAATCTACATTCCCACGGGTGATGAAGAGCCTTTGCTGACCCCCGCGCAGACCGCTTATCTTGCGGGTCAGTTTCCACCTGGCGCTGCAACTGTTGACGCAACAGGGAAAATGGCAGAAATGCCTTCCCGTGAGGTAACAATGGAGCAATTACCACAGCACATGCTTGCTGGCGAAAGAGCGCCCAGCTTGGCAGAGAACTTGGAGCGTGGTGGTTTCGGTGGTTACGGAAGTGCTGCGCTTCAGGGTCTGGGGCTAGCTGGGGATGCGCTTTATGCGGCTCCGGTTGTTGGGCCTGTTTTGGGGGCTACTGTCGGAACTTCCCTAAAAGGAATATCAAATTTGGGTAAGTTGGGTAAAGCGGTTAGGGCTGCCAGCAAAAGCGATGAGGGTATTGCTGCGCTCAAAACAGACGTTGATATGTTCGCCAGAGATGATTCGGGATTTATTTCCCCGACCATACAAGCCCTGATAGAAAAGGCTCCGGCCAACCTAAAAGGCCAGCAGATTACTGAGTGGGCTAATGCCAACGCCAACAAGGGCGTGAGGCCGAAAGAATTAGGGTTTCTTGGCTTAGATGAGTTTGTCGCTGCCAATCCCAATGCCACCACCAGAGAAGCGGTTGAAGGCATAAGCGGCAATAGAGTCAGGGTCAGACAGAACATTAGAGGTGGTGAGGGAAAGGCTTTAGAGTTTGAGCGCACGATCACAGAAACCGATCCGCTGGATGGCTCCAATTTGTATGAGTACCGTGTGGAGGACTTGAAATACGAGCTAGAACAAGGCGATGAACTCACAAAAAAACAGATATTGGATTTCCACCAAGAACAGGATGCCTTAAAGTCTTCGGCAGGCATCATGTTAGGCTATAAATCTTTTGATGAAATACCGCAATCCGAGATTGACGATATTGTAGAAGCTATTGCAGAAGACGAATACTATCAAAATCCTTTTGAAATGGTAGCTCCACAGGGCGAGCGGTTTGGTTCTGGCACTTTCGCCTTTGGAAACGATGAAGTTGGTTATCAGTTATTTGTCGATGGCCAACGAGTTACCGACACTGACAACATCGCCTACAGTCGAACCGAAGCTGAAATTCAGCTTAAAGATAAATTGGGCATAGAAGACTCTGGATATGGCGACACTCAATACAAAGCATTTATCGATAATAGCCTTCCCGGCGGCGAGAACTACAGGGAAGTGGTGTTCAACTGGGACAATGCCCCAGAGACTCATACCTACGGTCACTTTGATGACGAAACCCAAATAGCTCATGCTCTCATCAGAGATCGTAAACTCGACGACGGCACTCCATCTTTGCACATAGACGAGCTTCAGTCGGACTTACACACGGCTGGTTCAAGACAGGGCTACAGAACACCGCCCAAACAAAGAGGAGAGGTTTTCAGAAAGCTAGAGGATTTTCTTAAAGATAACGACCTCTATGAATTTCAATACAGAAATGGAGAGCCGGGATTTTTAGATATTAGTAATCCTGATCTCGATACGCCGGATCTTTTTTTAAGTTTCTCGCAGATGCGAGATGCCTCAAAATACAATAAGCAACATCCGCTGAAGTTTATTCCTGAAGGAGAAACGCCTCCGCCAGGTCTGGATGTCAGATTTGCCTCAGAAAGCAGCGGTGAATATGGAAAGAGGAAAAGGCACGAAGAAACAATAGATAAAATTGTAGACATCATACAACCGATTCTTGATGAAGGCCCAGTTCCAGACTACCCCTTCAAAGACAACTGGCATGAGATGGTATTAAAGAATCTGCTTTTAGACGCAGCAAGAGAAGGCAAGCCAGCTTTATCCGTTTCCGGTTCATTACCCATAAAGAACAGATACTCAGAACAATACTCCAACTTCTATGAAATGCTCTACGACAGAAAAGTACCGTCATTTATGAAGAAGCTGGCGAACAGGTACGGCGGTGAGTTTGAGCAGGGCAGATTAGATGTAGACGATACTTTTCCTGGGTGGCGTGCTAAGTTTGATGATGATGGAGATGAGTTGCGACAACTAGACTCCAACATCATCAGAATCACCCCAGAGATGAGAGAGCGGATACTTGAAGAGGGCATTCCGTCTTTTGGCGCTGGCGGTATTGTTGATATAACTCAGGGAACTGATCCCTCAATGGTGGATCGGGTCGGTAACTTTATGAAAGAGAGGATGTAAAGTACCGTGGAATATTTGAGAGGTTTTGATGCCTGTACGCAAGGTTAAAGGCGGGTATCGGTGGGGGCAGTCGGGCAAGGTCTACCCCACAAAAACACAGGCTGAACGTCAGGGAAGAGCAGCGTATGCTTCTGGATACAAGAAAAAACAGCGGAAAAAATAAATGCTGGATGGAATTGACCTAAAAGCACTCAGTCAGGTAAAGAACCTTCCTGTTGAAGACCAACGGGAAGTATTGGGTTTACTCGAAGACCTGGAATTAGCCAAGAAAAAAGAGATTGCCAGAGAAACCTTTCTTGGATTTACCAAGTATGTCTGGCCTGCTTTTATTGAAGGGCGCCATCACAAGGTCATTGCCGAGGCTTTTGAACGGGTAATCAATGGCGATCTCAAGCGTCTGATTATCAATATGCCTCCCAGACACACCAAATCGGAGTTTGCTTCTTATCTTTTACCCGCTTGGTTTTTAGGTCAGAACCCCGAAAAGAAGGTCATTCAGACTTCCCATACCGCAGAACTGTCCGTGGGTTTCGGGCGTAAGGTCAGGAATCTGGTGGATTCTGATGATTTCAAGGAAATCTTTCCTGAACTGGCGCTCAGGGCAGACTCCAAAGCAGCCGGACGCTGGAGTACCAATCAAGGCGGGGAATACTTCGCTATTGGTGTGGGCGGTGCAGTCACAGGTAAAGGTGCTGACTTACTGATTATTGATGATCCTCATTCTGAACAGGATGGACAAAGCATTGATGCGGCTGTGTTTGATAAAACCTATGAATGGTATACCTCCGGCCCACGGCAACGATTACAACCAGGCGGAGCCATCATTATTGTTATGACCCGATGGCATAAGCGAGACCTGACCGGAAAGATCGTTAAAGCCTCAACCCAAAGAGAAGGCGTGGATGATTGGGAACTGATTGAGTTTCCAGCCCTGATGCCTTCAGGAAACTCTCTTTGGCCTGGTTTTTGGAGTCAGGACGAGTTACTGGCGCTTAAAAACGAACTGCCTGCCCCTAAATGGGAAGCTCAGTACCAGCAAAGTCCTACCTCTGAGGAAGGCGCACTGGTCAAACGGGAATGGTGGAAACGCTGGGAGCGCGACAGGCCACCGCCGTGTGAGTTTATTATTCAGTCATGGGATACCGCTTTTCTTAAAACAAGAAGGGCTGACTTCTCTGCCTGTACTACCTGGGGTGTGTTCTACCAACCCGATGACGATGGGCAGACAAGGCCTAATATTATTCTGCTGGATGCCTACAAAGAACGCTTAGAGTTCCCTGAACTGAAGAAAACAGCGATGGAGTTTTATAACAACTGGGAGCCTGATGCCTGTATTGTTGAGGCCAAAGCTGCGGGAACTCCGCTGGTTTTTGAGTTAAGGGCTATGGGAATCCCTGTTTCAGAGTACACTCCTTCAAGAGGAAATGATAAGGTAGCCAGAGTCAACGCAGTTGCAGATATGTTTGCATCGGGTGTTGTCTGGTGTCCAGAAACAAGATTTGCAGAAATGGTAATAGAGGAATTTGCCTCTTTTCCTGTAGGAGAACATGACGATTTGGTGGATAGCAGTACACAGGCGTTACTGCGATTCAGGCAGGGTGGTTTTTTAAGGCTTAATACGGATGAAGAAGACGAACCAACGCCTTATCGAAAAAGAGCCGCTTATTATTAGGAGAAACATAAGATGGCATTACCAGTATTAGGTGTAGCAGCAAGACTGTTGCTATCAAAAGGGGCAAGAGAAGCCATAAAAAGATATGGCAGGGCGGCTGTTGATAAAGCTAAAACAGAAATCGCAAAGCGTGACCGAGCTATATCTCAAAGATCACGAGAAAAATTACGGGAAGAAGGAATTAATCCATCCATCACAAGACAACAAACCGATGTTGGTCGAAAAGCCGGAGAACTTTCAACCGGGAGAAGCAGACAAACTAGGTTCGATAGGCAAAGAGCGGGAAGAGATTTTCCTCAAATAAAAGAAGAAGTTCCTCTTAAATTTTCAAAAGGCGGAAAGATAGATGGAAAAGCCATTAAAGGCTTAACAAAAGGATCAAGGAGAAAGTAATGCCTAGCTATTACGACAGCAAGAAGAAGAAACCAGGCAAAGCCGATATGCAGTACAACAAAGGCGGCAAGGTTGAGTACGATAAGGGCGGCAAGGTTAAAAAGATGAAAGGCGGGGGAAGAACAGTAG